GAATGAAAGAACAACAAACACAAATTGAAGAACTTAAACAACAAATTCAAAACTTAACAGGAGAATAAAAATGGAATGGAACGTAAAAACAGTAGATGTACACCCTAAAGAAGAAGGGCATGATGATGTCATTTATAACGTGCATTGGTCAGTAACTAAAGAAGATGGCGAATATTCGGCTAGGTCTTATGGTACGCAAAGTATAGACACATCAGATTTAACCAACTTTAAACCTTTTGATGAAATCACATCAGACATAGTTAAAGGCTGGGTAATAAATGCTATGGGTGAAGAAGAGGTTGCTAACTTAGAAGCTGGTTTAGATTCACAAATCGAAAGTGAAAAAAATCCAACTTCAGTTACAAAAACTTTAGATTCTTAGTATATAATTTATTTATAATTAACAAACCTGTAAGAGAGGTATTTATATGAGTAATGAGCAGAACGAAATAGAAGAAGTAACTATATTTGATAAGGTCTATAAGACTGCAAATCTAACGCCTAGAGTTGCACAATCATTTGTAGCAATACAGAGAATGGATAAGGAAGCCCAAGAAGCAAATTATCAATCTGTTAAAGCTGCAAGTGCTGTTGAATTTCAAAAGCAACAAATGAAAACAATGATTGAAGAGGATGAGATAGAAGCAGAGGAAACTGAAAGCTAATGTCTACGCGTAAGACTGCTAATGATGTTTCTGCTGATCTAGCAAAACATGATGCTGTATGCCAAGAACGTTGGAAAACCATCTACCGCAAAACTGATGATCTACAAGTATCAGTCAATAGCATGAAAGGGTGGTTGTTAGCAGGTCTTACAACAATACTTATTAGTATGTTTACCTTAATTATTAGAGGCATAGTTTGAGTATTACAAACGCAGTAGCGGACGTAGCAAATAACGTCCTGGACAAATTTGTGCAGGATAAAGATTTAAAAGAGCAATTAGCTCATAACCTAAAGATAGAATTAATTGAACTGGATAAAGCACAAATTGAAGTTAACAAAGAAGCAGCCAAATCTACCAACTGGTTTGTTGCAGCAGCTAGGCCATCAATTCTTTGGATCTGTTCACTTAGCCTGGCTATACATTATTGCATCTTGCCTGTTGCAACTTGGATAGCAGTAGTTGCAGGAACAAACTTACAATTAGAAGCATTAGAGTTCGACTTTTCTCAACTTACTACAATCTTATTAGCCTTACTTGGCATGAGTTCATTAAGATCCGTAGAAAAACTAAAAGGAGTAGCAAGGTAATGTCAGACAGGATTAAGAAAATGTTAATGAGACATGAAGGGGTTGTATGCCACCTTTATAAATGTAAAGCAGGTAAAAATACTATTGGAGTTGGTAGAAATTTAGATGATGTTGGTATGTCTGAAGATGAAGTTATGTATCTTTTAGATAATGATATTATAAGAGTCGAAAATGAACTTGATAAGAATTGGGGAGCATGGCGGATGTTTCCAGAGGATGCGAGGGATTCGTGCATAGATTTAGTGTTTAACCTGGGCATTGCAGGATTTATGAAGTTTAGAAAAACGCGAGAACTTATGGAACTAGGTTTATGGCTTGAAGCCTCTGAAGAAATTTTGCGATCTAAGTATGCAGTTCAGCTACCAAATAGATCCGCATATAACTCAAGGCAGCTTGCCTTATGTGGTCAAAATGGCAAAGACATCCGAAGATCATCAAAGTAACTCAAGGCTTGGAGCTGTTGGAGAGTCCTTAGTTCAAACCTTTTTGCTAGAACATTGTGATTGGTGTTATCCATGCCAAGAAAAACATCCAGCAGATTTATTAGTTGAACTTGGATCAGCTAAATATACAGTCCAGGTTAAATCTAGACGTGAGACTAAAGAGGGCAAGTTTACCTTTGCCTCTGAGAATTCAAGATCTATGTCTGATGTATATAAAAATTATCATTGTGATATCTTAGCCTTTGTTTTTTTCCGCACTTCTGGAACAAAGCACATAACCTTTATACCTAATATATCCTCTCAAACCTATTACACTTTTAATAAGAAATCTATTAATGAATCTATGGAGATCAGCAGCCTTCAAGATACTTTAAACCAACTATCCTCAATTCCTGTATTAAATCCCCTTATAAAGTAATTTATAAATATCAAACCTAACTATATACATTTATATATATTTATATATAATATATGGTATGTTAAATAAATATATGGAGTTAAATAACATGAAAGAATTAAAAGAATTTAGAGTTACTAGGGTAACTACAGAAGCAGAAGTAACTTATGTTATGGCTGATAGTCTTGAGGATGCAGAGGCAAATATAGAAAAGTTTGCAGATGGTTGTGAATGGACTCAACTTAATAGTGAGTCAACATTTGATCTTGAAGGAGTTAAGTAATGAAACTTAGTAAAAAACAAATGACAGCAATTATCAAAGAAAAGAAAATATCTGAGTGTAATAAATCAGAAAAAGAACAAGTCATGGCCTTTGCTTTTGGAGAAGATTATATAAAAGCTAATGACAAAGGTGCAAAAAAATTTATTAAGGAGCAAAACTAATGGAAAATTTACTATTTTTTGGTCTAGGTTTTATAAGTTTCAAACTTGTAAATATTATATATATAAAAGCAATGCTTTATATTGCATTTAGAAAAAGGCGTAGTGTTTGGGTAAAGCAGAACTTTAACAGTAGATTGAATTACGATAAGAGACTAGTTAGATAGTCTCTTATTTATATGTCTAATAGTTTGTTATTTGTAATTATATATATTTTTATATATATTATATGAATGTTAACTATATACCACGTTGTGAAACGTAGGAGAGTTGGAGAATGAGGAGTAACTATACGCCAAGTGGCAAATGCGTTGTTTATATTAAATCAGTTAAAGAAACTGATATAAGCAAAGCACTTATTAAAGAGGGCATTGGTACAAGATGTTCAACTATAGATCAATTTGTGGAGGAGGGCGTTAGGAAGAACTATAAGCCTGTATTAGAACAAGCCATTGCTAAGTGCAATGAAAAGGCAGCTAAACTAGTGATTGCTAACATTGGTCATTTACCCAGAAGCCTTGCCTTTTGTAATGCTTGCATGAAGCTAGAGGGTGATGATCCATACATAATAGCCATAAGATCTACAGACCATAGGGCAAGTGCTTTTAAATATCACGTTAGGCAAATGTATTTTCAGTGCTTAGATCATATTGATGCAACGTCTAAGAAGGCTAAGAAATCTATTGCAGAAAAGAAGGCAACTGGATGGAAGGCAGGCAACCCAATTAATCTTGATGTAGCAACTGCTAATGCAACTAGGGCAAGGGAAAGATTGGCGGATGATTATTGCAAGGCCATTATTCCAGAGATCAGAAGAATTCAACGCTATGGCAAGGTTACCTTGCAAGAGATAGCAAATGCATTAATGGCACAAAGCATTAAAACAAGAAGGGGTAAAGATACCTGGACACCTATGGGAGTCTCTAACGTATTAAATAAAGCTAAAAAGCTGGAGCTGTAGTATGAAACCAACTTTTGAAGATATTATAAATTATGTAGCAAAATATGAAGTCGCAGTTGCTAAAGCACAATTTATGTTTGAATCACAAACAGGTCTAAAGCTAGATAAAATGACTGATTTTTTAATGAAGTTTATCTATACAGAAAATTTAAAAGATAGAGCTGTAACTATGAAAGTATTATCCAATACAACTATGAGCAATGAAAATACTATAAGAGCAAAACTTAAAATCTTAATTAAAAATGATCTTATAAAAATATCTAAGTGCGGTTCTGATGGCAGAACTAAAAAAATACTACCTACTAAGTTTATGGAGCAGCTTATGATTGTAGACGTTGTATCTAAATTAAAAACTGCTGAAAGCTCATCTAAGCCTTTTAACTTGTTGTTTGGTTACAGTCTTAAACAATTTTATAAACAGCATGGCTTACAGGATTATGTGGCATTTACACAATATGATACTTATGAATTTTATAAGGCTAAAAATGGAAAAAAGCAGAGTGTATAAAAAATACCCACAAAAAATTAGGCTAAATGTTTGCGTGTAATAGTGGTATTTTTTTTATAAAACCCTATTGTAAATATAAGTATTTTTATATAAGTTATTAAAAGTAAAGGAGAGATAGTATGAGTTATCAAAAAAGCGTTAGAAGAATTACAGTACCATTAGGTTGCACTGAGCATATTAATATTGCCAGAGACAACTTTAAAAGCCTGTATGAAATCTTTGCCAAAATATCTAGATCCCCAAACTCAGAACGTAATAAATTACACATTGCACAATTTGAAGTTATGTCAATGAATCACTTATTTAAGAGTCTGGGTAATGGTGAGAAGGATGGATTTAGTAATGGCTCATACTATAAAAAATCAACTTAGCGGTCATGTAACCCTATGATACTTATAAACGATAATAATAATATGTGCAGAACAGCAGTCAAATACAAACAGCGTAGCAGTGGGA